TACTGTGAACAATAAATACACATTCAATGAATGTTTGTTGAATAAAGACCTTATATATGTCTTTGAGTTGACTACACCATATAATATAGTAGTAAAACCACATGGTGAATCATCAGCAACATTGTTAGCGGTTAGAAATAGAGAAACACTTATTGAGCTGTCTGGGAGAGACTTGGAAATGGTTGCCATATCAATAGGTATACCATTGGTAAAGTCTTTTGATTTAAATGCAAAGAATGTTGGTCACTTGTTGAAAACATTTGAAGGAATGCCATGGTATTCAGAGGGTTACGTAGTTGTAGATTCTAATTTCAATAGGGTTAAGGTTAAAAACCCAGCATATGTTGCGGTTCACCACTTAAAAGGTAAAACTGCTGAACACAACATATTGACTATCGTTAAAACGAACGAGATTGAAGAGTTTGCTACCACTTTCCCAGAAAGAACAGAAGAACTATATCGTCTTAAAGAAGGGTATGATGCATTGGTTGATAAATTGGAATCAATATGGTCTGAACTTGATAAAATAAAACCATCTGATTCATCTTCTGGTGAAAGAAAAAGGTTTGCTATGTCATTAATGGAAACAACCGCTAAACACGATTTAAAAATGTTTACTGCGTTGTATTTTGGGTTGGTTGATGGTAAAGTGGAATCGATTAAAGACTATATGTTTAACTATGATGACAAAACCTTATATAAACTATTGTAGGTATGACTAGAGAAGAATTTGAACAATATCTAATATCCATTGGTGGGGTTTATAACTGGAAAGGTGTTAATGATACCAATCCATTCATGTTTGGTGTTGGTGAAGGTTGGTTTGAGTTGTTAAAGAACCTTATAGACGAACTCATATCGTTGGGTTGGGATAGACATATGATTTTATCAAAAGAGAAGTTTGGTGGTCTTAATTTCTATATAAAAGAACCAACTACAGAGATGCAAGAGGTTATAATTACATATGAACAAATGTCATACACTATTTGTGAGAGATGTGGTGTTGAAGGTAGTAGAAGAAATGATGGTTGGATAAAAACACTATGTGATGTACACGCAGAAGAAAGAAAACACTTTTTAAAATAAAAGTTTGTTTATTTAAAATTAAATTAGTATATTTGTAAAACTTAAAATTAATATATTATGAAAAAGATGATAAAGTATCCGTCTATTGAACAATTTAGAAATATTGTTTCTAATGTTAATAGGCATTTTAATTTTGTTGGTTTGGATGAAAATGGTGATGCAATCTATGACCCTACTTTACCTAAACCAGTGATTACGTTTAAAGGAACTGTAAAATTACACGGAACAAATGGATGTGTGTCTCACAATGCACTTAGTGGTATGTGGGCTCAATCACGTGAGAATATAATTACACCAGAAAAAGATAACGCTGGGTTCGCATTCTTTGCGTATTCTCACGAAACAGAATTATTAAGATTATTTTTTGATGTTGCTGCTAAAGAAAATATTGACTTACATAAAAATACAATTTCTATCTACGGGGAATGGGCTGGTAAATCTATACAGAAAGGTGTCGGTATTACCAACATACCTAAGTCTTTCTTTATTTTCGGTGTTAAGATTACACCACATACAGAAACAGAAGAAGAATTAAGAGCCAACCCAGCATATTGGGTGGATAGTTCTTATTTACGTGATAATGATAAAGGTATCTATAATATAGAGGATTATACAACATATTATATTGATATCGATTTCAACATGCCACAATTGGTCCAAAATGATTTAATTGCTATGACTATTGCTGTTGAGGAAGAATGTCCAGTCGCTAAAGCTTTTGGTTTTCCAAATACTATTGGTGAAGGTATTGTTTTTAGTGCTGACTATAAAGGTGTTGCGTATAAATTCAAATCCAAGGGTGAAAAACACTCTAGTTCTAAGGTTAAAACACTAGCAAGTGTTGATGTTGAAAAGTTAGAAAGCATTCAAAAGTTTGTTGAGTATGCTGTGACAGAAAATAGATTCAACCAAGCTATTGAGAACGTATTCCCTAACCAAGAACCCATTGATACCAAAAAGTTGGGTGATGTCATTAGATGGGTTGTAAATGATGTTATAAAAGAGGAAATGGACACTATGGTTGAAAACAAAATTGAACCAAAAGAGGTTAATAAATATATTTCAGCAAAAGCGAGAGAAATGTTTTTTAAATTAACTGTAACAATTTAATATAAAATAAGATGATAACAAACAGAGTATATAAGCTTAAAGAAGCTGCTGAAGTTGGCAAAGATATGCCATTACCAGCAGGGCAAGAAATCGAAATTGTAAATGATGTTCTGTATATTAATGGGTACATGGTCCCACCAAACTTACAACCAACATTTTACAATTGGATAGTTAATAACCCAGAATTATTTGATGATGCGACTAAAAATTGGTAAAATAATTTGGAACGTTAGACTATGGGTAAATGTTTTAAGGGTTAGTCTTAAAGAATGGTGTAAGGAACATTTATTTTGTAATGTACATCAAGACTACGAAGGGTTTTAAAAAAATATAAAATGGAAAAAGTGTTAAAAAGTGGTTATGAATGGTGCTTGGATGGTAACATGAGGATATTAGATATATCTTCATGGGACACTCAAGAAGACTTTTATGAAGAATCATACTACAAAGAAAAAATTGATTTACAAGAATTCTATAGACGTATTGCGTTATGTAGAATTAAAACTGATTCTATGCCTCGTAAAACTGAAATGTATTTAGAATATCGTATGTATGGTCTTGTAAATTATCAATTATCTGGAAGTATACACGCTGCAATTCAATTTGGTCATGCTGTTGTTGATTACAGTAGAGCTGTTGAAGGGTTAAAACCTAATGAAGACATATATAAAAAATGGGCTGATGAGGATAAAACCTTTATCATTCTAAATGGTGGTACAACCAATAACAACCCAGAAAGGTTAGGTAGTCTTAATAAACACATGCAAATAATGCGTGATAATGGTGTGTTTTTGCAAGAGTTCCATGAGCCAGATTTAGGTGACCAATTAACAGCGTTTGTTTTCTTGGTAGATGAACGAGTATGGAACCGTGAGTTATATGAGGATTTTAATCCAGAAACGTTACCATGGGGTAAAAGAAAACCATCAGAGAAAGCTATATCTCAATTAGAAGAGAAAAATGCTTCTAATTATAAGCATTGGCTCGATAAAGTTGGTGGTGAAACAAATGCGTTTTTAAAAGGTTATCTAAAAAATCTTAGATTGGCGTAACTATTCACTTTTAGTATCAAGGTCTATATATTTAGTTATATGGATTATGATATTAAAAAAGAGGAATTAATCAAGTATTTAGATAAAAACTACACTATTATTGATGGTGAGTTTATTGTTAGGTATTATGAGGATACTGAATGGGGTGATGATATAATAAACACGTTGTGTATTGTATTCAGTATTTCAAATGAATATAGTTTAGAAACATTAAAATATTGGTCATATAACAATGGTTTAAATGAAGAAGAGTTTATAAAAGCGTTAGGGTCTAGAACATTAAGAGCTGAAATCAATCTAGACATATCAAATGATTTGATGCAGAATGGGTTGGATGTTGAACAAGTATTAATAACCATATTGTCTGAACAATTAGCTAAAGAAATTGACACGAAAATCATTGATGAATTAAGAAATATGGGTAAAATTAATAATACTAACGAGCTATTAGGTGTTATTAAATGTATTGGTTATGAATTAGATGAGCAAATAACATATGACCTAACGACATTTACACCAACCAAAAAAATTAGGTCAATTAAACGTAAACAAATAGAAAATGAAAGAAACAATAACCCTATCTGGCAAGATTGGGTTCGAGCCAGAAGATTATACACGTAAACAAAAAAACCAATCTTCATGGAAGAAGGTTGCAATGGTGTTTATTGATGGCGATGTGTGTGAATATTATTCATGGTTTCTACAAAGAAGATACAACATCATTTTAAATAAACCACTAAGAGGTGCTCACGTATCTTTCATAAATGATAGTATGAAAGATTTAACACAAAATGGGTTAATAACAGAAGAACAAGTGTTAATCAATTGGGAAGATTGTAAACAAAGATGGGATGGAAAAGAAATATCTATTGCTTTAGAACTATCGCCAAAAACAAACGATGAGCATTGGTGGATGAATGTACCACAAGATGAAAGAGAGTTGCTACAAAGCATCAGAGCTGAAATAGGGTTAGGTAGGCCACATTTCGGGTTGCACATGAGTATTGGTAGGGTTAGAGACGGTATAGTACACCAAGAACACTCAAAATACATACATGATTGTATTAAAAACGGATTTATTTACAAATAAATTTGTGTAATTAAAATTGTATCTGTATATTTGCTGTATAAACTTAAAAATAATGGAAAAGACAGAATTTAATTGGGACGAAAAACCAACATTACTAGAAAAATTTAAATGGCGGTTACAAGATGTTAAACATTACCCTAAAGAATTTATAACTGGGGTTAAAAATCTTTGGAAATGGTTTCCAACAATATGGAAAGACCGTGATTGGGATTCACATTTCATATACGAAATATTGAAGGTTAAAATAACCAATCAATCCAAGTATATTGGTGGTCATAATCGTCATACTAGAGCTAAACGTGATGCAGAAATAATGATGTTGGTTACCAAACTTATTCAAAATTGTCAAGATGAGACATATGTTATGGAATACATGGATTATCATGATAGCAAACTATTATTTAGTCTATTACCAAATGAAAAAAACGGTGAAGAATTATATAGTGTAGATATTGATTCTAAAAACGAACGTTTTGATGAATACTTTGCAAAATACCCAATACAACATAAACGAGTATTGAATGGTGAATTAAACATTTATGAAAGAGACATAAGTGAAAAAGATGATAAGTTGGTTGCCATGGAAATTGCACATGAAAACCAAGAAAGATGTAGAAAACTTTTACATAGAATCCTACAAGATAACTTAGAAAAATGGTGGGATTAAAAATAAAATAAATGGAGAATAAATATACATTAGAATATATAAAAGAAAAAGGGTTAATCCTTTTTGAATCTATTAGTGGTTCTGTTGCTTATGGCACAAACACACCAACTTCCGATATTGACATACGTGGAGTTTATATTGCTGAATTAGATGACATATTAAATAGTAGATACCCAGAACAAATATCTGATAAAACAAATGATACCACTTATTATGAGTTAGGTCGTTTTCTAACCTTGGTTGGGTCAAATAACCCTAATATCTTAGAGTTGTTAAACACACCAGAAGACTGTATTAAATACAAAAACCCTTTATTTGATATCCTAATAGAAAATAGAGCTAATTTAATTTCTAAATCAGCTAAAAATTCATTCTCTGGGTATGCTTTACAACAAATACAAAAAGCCAAAGGACTTAATAAAAAACAGAATTGGGAGGTGAAGAAAATGACTCGTAAAGATGTGTTAGATTTTGTTTATGTTATTGAAGGTGATAAATCTATTTCATGGAAGGTATGGAATAAACCTATGGGTTATGATGAAAAGTTTTGTGGTGTTGCAAACATACCAAATGCTAGAGATTTATATGCTGTTTATTTTGATAAGATTGCCAATAGCTGTTTCAGTGATTCTATACGAGAAGACTTTAGAGAATATACAAAATATTTAAGGTGTGAATCAAACCTACATTTAGGATTTGGGTATAAAGGGTTGGTTAAAAAAGATGAGGGCGAAAATGTTGCTGAATCTAATCAATTACGACTATCTAGCATTCCAAAAGGTGAAACACCAATAGCAATAATTAGTTATAATAAAGATGGTTATTCAACACATTGTAAGGATTACAAAGAATACAAAGAATGGTTAACCAACAGAAACGAGGATAGGTATGTGCAAACAACTAAAGAAGGTCAAACTGTGGATTCAAAAAATATGATGCATTGTATGAGACTTATTAGGATGTCAAAAGAGATTGGTAGAGGTGAAGGTATACAAGTTCGCAGAAAAGATGCCAATGAATTGTTAGCGATTAGACGTGGTGAAGTTGATTTAGAAACACTTATTGAAACCGCTGAAGCCGAAATAAAAGAGATGGATAAAATATTCGAAGAGTCTGATTTACCTAAGAGTATTGACCCAGAATTAGTTAACAATCTTTTGATTAAAATAAGAAAAGAATTCTATAATTTATAAGGTTTTTTAATGTTTTTATAATTCCAATATTAAATTTTAAGGCAAAACTTGTTTTTTTGAAAAATTTAACGTAAATTTAACATATAGCAATATATTTAATATAAAGGTAACATATGAAAACAGTAATTACATTAGCAGTTTGTGTGTTATTAAGTTTAACACTTAATGCACAAACAACAGAAGTTATCGTGAAGGATAGTAGCGGTAACATCATGGAAAGAGGATTCTTAAATGAGGATAACGAAAAAGAATCAGTTTGGATTGCATATAACGATAAAGGTGCTGTCGTTTCCGTAATGGAATATAAAAACGGCAAAAAAGATGGTACATGGCGTATGTATGGTGATAATGGTCGTATAACATTTAAAGTTGAATATGTAAACGGTAAAAAACGTAAAGGTAAACAATGGGACGAAAAAGGTCGTTTGATTGATTACAGAATTTGGGATTCTGAAGAACACTTAATCTGTGAAACTATCAGAAAATACTAATCATTTATAAAATGGATTGTTTTCAATTAGAAAGCTGATGTTTTCGTCAGCTTTCCTACAATCCTCTAAGAATGATAATACATACTCAGCTTTCAAAGAAAACCATTCATTGTTGGCCTCAGTCTTATAAGGTGCGTATTTAACATGCATCATCTTTTCTACTTTTTTATAGTTTTCTGATTCATATTGTTTAAGGAGTTGAATTTTATCTGAATTACCAGTTGAAAGTTGTGATATACGTTTACTAGTGGTGTTTTTTGTAACACCTACTTTATATACTTCATTACCCATAATATCAACACTCAGCAGTAGATAAACTATACCCATAATATCAATAATAGTTATAACACCTTAACTTGTAAATAATATCAATATATTTATTAATATGAAAACTTTTATCAAACAATTATTAAGGGAAACTTTAATATCAGAAGTAGGTGATTTAACAAATCCATATGTTAGACAAGGTAGTTTCCATTTCCATCCAATGGGTGAAGGTGGGTTCGAAACTTTCTTTAAAGATGAACTTGGTGAGGATTTTGTGCATATTGGTATATACGCAATACCTAATCATCCAAATCAATATAGTTTTGGTTATTCCATTGACGGTGATACCATAGGTAAAACAAAAACCAATGTCAGACATTACTTTAGAATAATAGCAACAGTTAGTGAAGCGTTGATGCAATTCTTAGGTGAAAAACAACCAGAGTATGTTGACTTAAAAGGTTCTGATAGACAAAGTAAAGATGGTCAAAAAGATAATATCTATTTTGAGTTCCTAGATAAAAAGAAGAGTGAATTGGCATCTAAAGGTTATGAAATAGCTGATTATTTTGATTCGCCAGCACTTAAAAAAATAAAAAGATAAAATAGAATGGAAAAATTTAAATTTGATGAAGGTAAAGATTATTACTTAGAGAATGGTAAAATCATTTATACTGAACAATACCTTAAACGTAGAGGTACGTGTTGTGGTAGTGGTGATAAACCATGTAGACATTGCCCTTTTGACCCAATGTATAACAAAGGTAATAAAAACTTAAGAGAAGATTTGGGTAAAAACTTGACAGACTCAGAATAAAGTCGTATATTAGCATTATGAAAAGATACATATTACAAACAATCGCAAATTTTATTGGTAAAGCATGTGAATATGCTCCTAGTGAACCAATGTTTTATTACTATTATGAATTAGGTGCTATGCTAAACGCATACGCAATACAATTGCATGGTATTTATTTAGATTGAGGGTTCCAATCTGTTGGAAATCCCCAAAGTTCTCTATAATATTTTTTTTCGTATTCATACATCTCATCCCATGTAAGTGGGAACAATCTGAAATAGTATATCGAAACAAGAACAAATAAAAATCCACCAATAAATGGTGTTGTGTGGTATGGCACATCTAACATAAAACCAATGAAACTTAATATAAATAAAACAAACATAATAATAACAGTTGGTTGTAAAAAATTAGGTTTTTTCATGGGTCTATAAAGGTTAGCCCATTTTCTTCTAAATGAAGAATAATTTTTTGGGTATTTTTTAAATATTTTATCCATGGCTTTTTTAGATAAATATTTAGATTATAATAAAAAAAAACAAAAGTACTTGCAAGATTAAAAAATTAATAGTATATTTGTGATATAAATAAAGTTCATTGATATATTGGAAAGCACTAAGGGTCTGTAACTCAGTTGGTTAGAGTGCAACACTCATAATGTTGAAGTCCATGGTTCGAGCCCATGCTGACCCACTGTTGACGTTAGGAAAGACTAGAAATTCGGGGAGTGGCCAAATTGGTAAAGGCGGCAGTATGTAAAAAAAAGTTAATCTGTATAAGATTATGTTCAGCATAAATCTACGTTTGGGAACTGTTATTTATTGGTTCGAGTCCAATCTCCTCGGCAATTTTTCTTTGTTTAGTAAAACAAAGTGGTGGTAGTCTGGAGGGTTAAACTTTCAGCCCCAACTTAAACTTAAAATTAATTAATATTCTTTTTTTGATGTTTGTTTTTAAACTTATTTTGTATAACATAAGTGGATGGTTTTAAAATGGAGAAAGAATAAAATGTTCATCAATATAAAATAATAATCATAATGATAATAGTAAGCGATAGAGCGTTAAAATTCTTTGGGTTGTTTTTTGGTGGTAGTGATGGTATAAGAGGGTTAGCGTTCTGGCCATTTATATTCATATCATCTAAAACAATAATCGATGATGAATTGATAAACCATGAAAGGATTCATTTAAGACAACAAATTGAGATGTTGATAATACCTTTTTATGTATGGTATTTGATTGAGTTATACACCAAAGGATACTGGGATAATAAATTTGAGCGTGAGGCATATGCAAATGACCATGATTTAACATATCTTAAAAAAAGAAAATTTTTTTCTTTTTTAAGGTATTAGGTTATTTTTTTTAATTACTCGATTAATATAACTACATAATGGTTGAAGATTACTGAAATGATTTAATTTAAGTAATTCTTCTTCTGTAGTAGCACTTGATAACGGTATTATATGGTCAATATCCCAACCATAATTATTGGTACCGTTATATAAACCACGGTTTTCCCAATTCATCCATGATTCAAATTTAGATTCTAAATAAGACTTAAATTCATCAAATGAACAACCAAGTATTTCATATGTTCTAGATTTTTTAGTGTAGTTTTGCTTAGATAAAGAATTAGATATCATACACCTAACGTTTTCGGTTAGTTTAAATAATGGGTCTATTTCTTTTCTTTTTTTTACATATTTTTGTTTAATCATTCTTTGTTTATCTTTATTATTGTTTAACCATTGTTTTGATAGTTCTTTTGCTTTTTCTTTATTGTTTTGATACCATATAGCTCTATTTTTATATATATTATCTTTATTTTTTTCCCTATAGGTTTTATTTTTTTCGTTAATTTTAAGTTTATTATTGTTATAATATTCTGCTTTTATAATTTTTATTTTATCTTTATTACCTTCAGTGTATTTTTTAACTGATGTTTTAATTTTTGTTTTATTTTTTAAATAATATAGTCGTTTCGATTCTTTTATACAAAGTTTACAAGATGGTGTTTTTCCATCTTTATAACTCTTACCGTTATTAAATTCAGATAGTGATTTTTCAATATTACACTTAGTACAAGTTTTAGTTATATTCATATCGTTTTTACTATAAATATAATGTTTTTACAAAAAGTAACAGTATTTATAAATTGTTTTTGATAAAAGTTTGTAAATTAAAAAATAAAGAGTATATTTGTATTATAAATTATGAACATATCATTTGAGAGAGAAGCTTATACCAATGACCATGATTTGAATTATTTAAAGAAAAGGCGTATATTTGCATTTAGAAGATATTTATAGACATAAAATTAGTAATATGGGTAAAACATTTGATGAGCTTTATGGTGAATTCTTTAATAAGAATAATAAACAACCCGTAAAAAGAAAAAGAAAACCTAAAACAGACATTGAAGATATGTTAACAGACCCAATTAAATTGGAAGAACATATAGATAAATTAGGTAAACCAGATAAAATTGAATTCTATAATGAAGGGATATTCTTCTTTGAGAAAAGAACTTGGCACACAAAACATGGTGATATAGTTAAAATAATAGTATCTGATGAACCAACATTGAATATACCACCATTTGAAGAGAAACCACTAGAAGAACAATTATATGATGCTGTGGTAGATGAAAATTTTGAAAAAGCTGCAATATTACGTGATTTGATTGCTAATGAGAAAAGAAATAAAAAATAATTACAAAAATACTTGATTATTTAAGATTAAGTAGTATATTTGTAATATAAATTTAAAGTAAGAAAATAAAATATGTGTTAATTCGGGTCGAGCCACATTTTGCCATGATTAACAATAGAAGAAAGAACCTAGAGGTGGCCGTGACTGTCTTTCTTCGAAATATGCAGATATCGTATAAATGTTTATTATACTAGCTTTCCAAGCTTGAGATTTCAGTTAAATTCTGAATATCTGCTCAAAAAATCGCTGTAGAAATACAAAGTGATGTAATGATATCAGTCACGAGATGGTAAGCGATACCATATCAATAAAGGAGTCTAAATGGCTCCTTTATTTTTTCTTATTGTTTTTAGTATTCTTATATACCTAATCTTTTATTTTTACGTAAGTACTTGCATCATTAGATAATTAGTAGTATATTTGTAAAAAATAAATATATGAAAAACACAATTTTTATTGACATCGATACTGATAGAGATAGACCAGTATTGATTGGGAAAGGACAAGATTCCGAAGTACCAAAAAATGAAGAAGAGGCTAAAGAAATGATAGCTATTGACATTGCATGTATATGTGAAGGTTTATGTGAATTGATTCATGTTGCTTCACAAAATGGGTATGGTTCAAAAGAAGGGTTTGTAAATGCATCAATTGAACAATTAAATTTATTATTAAACACGACTGACGCTATTGAAAACGAAGATAGTGAAAAAATAGTTAGTGAAGAGTCAAACACTAAAGAATCTTAGGATATTTATTATTAAAATGTGATATGGAATTAGTTTCAACTTATATCTGTAAAACTAGTGATATTGGTGTTCATAGTAATATGTTTGGTGGTCACCTCGTATCGTTAATTGATGAATGTGGTGGGGCTTATGCTTCTCAGATTTGCGACACACCTAGAATGGTAACAATATCGATTAGTGAAATGTTATTCAAAAAACCAATCAAGGTTGGTAATATTATCAAAGTATATGCAAAAGTGCTAAATTTTGGTAATACATCCGTAACACTTTATATGGAATTAAGAAAACATAACGTTTATACTGGTGAACAAGAAACATCTACGAGCACTGAAATTAAATTTGTTAGGATTGATGATGAGGGTAATTCTTTACCAATATCTGAAAGAGTTAAAACAAGATATAATGATAGGGTGAAAAAGTTTGGTAAGGGTTTGCTTAGTATTGAGGAAAAACTTGAAGCTGATGAAAAAACCAAACCCACTAATACAATTCAATAATGGTGTACCAATTGCATTGTGTAATAGATGTTTTGCTATAATGTGTTATGTTGATTGTTATAATGACATTGATAACTGCAAAGTAACTGAAATTAGAGATTTAAATGGTGTTAAATACATAACAACACCAATAGGTGACACACCTCCATCATATTGTGATGCGTGTGAAATATTATTTACTTATTCATTAAATGAATAATAATTAAATGAATAAGATATGAACGAATACATGGAAATAATGGCATATTGTGCCTCAGTGATTATACTGATATCTTTTATAGTTAAAGATGTTATATTATTAAGGCTATTAAATACGGTAGGTTGTGTATTATTTCTAATATATTCAATACATCATGGGAGAATACCATTGGTTTTTTTAAACTTTATGGTTATCGTAGTTAATTTAATTTACATTTATAAACCAATAGTTTCATTATGGAAGGAACGTTTCAAAAGAAAATAGTAGGTAACGAATTATACCTATTCAACAACAAAGGTGAGTTAATCTTCAAACGATGGTTAAACCAAAATCGTTCAGTTGTTTTTGATGTTGCTACGTATGATAAACATACTTATATGTCAATCACCGAGAAAGACGGTAAAATTATACGCAAAGAAAATGATTAGTGTCATAGTAGCAGCTTCCACCAATATGGTTATTGATGACATTCTCCCATGGTCTAAAGAACCATGGGTTTCTCAATAAGAGATGATTTATTTCAAAGAATATATCAAAAAAGTTGCATAACCCAAAACAATATAGTATCTTTGTCATATAATATGTGAGATATGAGTACAGAGAGAAAAAAAGCGGAACTAAAACCCATTACAAAACTTGAACCAAAACAAAGGGTCAACCCTCAATCTGAATCATTACCAAAACCAATTGCTAAAGTTGTTGAGAAACCAATAGAAGCGGTTGAAGAAGAAAAACCCAAGGTTAAAAGAGCTGAAAACAAATATGTACGCATATCTTTAGATGCAAAACAAGATGAAAGAGCTGATATAATCAATAAGGTTAAAAAAGGTGACTTAAGATATGCGTATTACGCAACAGATAATGATAACGGATATCATTACTATCAAATTTTAAAAAAATAGAAAAATGAGTTTAAAAGAACAAATACAAGCAGATTTCATGACAGCTTTCAAAGCTAAAGACATGGATAAGAAAAACTTTTTAGGTTTGATAAAAAGTGAAATCCAAAATGAATTTGGTCGTTCTGGTAAAGAAGATGATGAGACAGTTTTGGGTATTTTAAAGAAGATGGAAAAATCATTGAAACAAACCAACACAGATGAATCATTGGGTGAGTTAGAGTATATCAAACCATATTTGCCAACCATGATGGGTGAAGATAGAATACGTGAAATTTTACATGACTATAAAGCTAATGGTTTAAACAACGTTGGTCAAATGATGGGTGAATTCAACAAAGTATACAAAGGTAAGGCAGATAACGCATTAGTATCAAAAATCGTTAAAGAAGTTTTAGCATGATTTGGATATTTTTATTTATAACATATAATTATTTAATCTTAAATTAATATTATGACACAAGAACAAATACACACATATTTTGACAATATGTTAGAGAACCAAAAGGCTAGGAATTTTTTGAACCACTTGGTTAAATCTTACATGCCAGTATCAAACATAACAAAAGTATCGGAAAAACCAGAAGGTGATTTCAAATGTGTTATCACTAGAAATGAGTTGATATCGACACAAGAAATCCTAGATGGTTTGGAAACACAAGAGTTTAAAGATAACTTTACTAAGTCATTAAAGGTTATTTTTGATGAGAATGTTGATAAAAACACTGCTGTTGAACAATTGATTGGTGATAAACAAATTGCTGTGACTGGTAAAGATACAACAACATTGTTATCATACTCAGTCGCTAGAGAACTTATTAATTGGATAACAAATAAAGCTTTGACTGGTGATAAACATATTAATTGGTTAATCGGAAAAATCAATCATTCTACATTGGTTAAAAGAGGTCATAAATCAAATAATGAAGCTGTAAAAGCAAAAGCTCAAAGAATCGAAGATAAGAACGACAATAGGGCCAAGTATCAATTAGGTGATGCGAATAGTGCTTTAGCAGCATTGAAAGCGAAGCTAGAAGGTTCTGAGAAATGAGATTAGATATTAACTTAATCATGTAAATCACAAAAAAACAATTTTATTAGAAATATTGTGGTATATTTGCAGTATAAAATTATTAAACACTTTTTTTAACATTAAAAACCAAGATGAGATTAGATATTAACTTAACACAAGACAAAGAAGAAAGAAATGTGTTCTTCACGTCAGATTTCCACATGTACCATAACAATGTATTGAAATTTGATAACAGACCATTCGAAGATATTAATGAAATGCATATAGCTTTAGAAGAACGTTGGAATGAAGTTGTTGGACCAAATGATATAGTAATATACTTAGGTGACTTAGACTTCGCTAGAGGTGATGATAAGCCGTCTGTTGAAGGTATGATGTATAGGTTGAATGGTACTATCCATTTTGTGATGGGTAATCACGACAAATATGCTGACATAAAAAAGATTGGTAAGTTCGCTTCAGTTAACGATTATTTAGAGGTAAGGGTTAAACATATGTTTCCAGACTCAAATACTGGTGTGTTAAAAGTGACAGAAACACTTTTTTGTTGTATGCATTATCCAATATTTGAGTGGAATAAAAAACATAATGGCTCGTACCACATACACGGCCACTCGCATGGTAACATATATCATGGTGAAGAAAGTGGTTACTATGAAGGTCGAAGAGTAATGGATGTTGGTTGTATGTTGCATAACTACACACCAATTAGTTATAAGACTGTTATGGACACATTGGGTGTGATACCAATTAAAAGTTTAAAAGATAGAGTATAAACATAAAACAAAAACAAATGGGTAGAAAAAAAAATGACACTTTAGGAAAAGCTGTCGAACGACTTAAAGAATTGACAAATTATTCCAATGAATCAATATCTAGTATTGAATTAATTGACTTATCACCATCAGAATTTAATGATATTATGAATGGTGTCACTTCTAGTAATGGTGATGAAGATGATGAACAAGATGATTATCCAACACAACACGCTACTGAAGAAATTAGTTTTATTGAGTTTGCAATTATAAATGCATATTTATATGATTCATATAAAGGTAAACAAAAAGATATCGTAGTTAATAGTTATGGTTGGGTTGATAGTATTGGTCGATTAAACTATGGTGGTGGGTTTGAAATAACTGGTTCATATTGGTTTTCGGCAAATATTGAAGGTGATGATAATGAATACATGATTCAAACAAAATCATATTTGGATAATCGCAGTGAGTTAATAACTCAATTACATATTACATCCAAGAAAGGTATCTTGTATAAAAACTTCGAAGATATCTTAAAAAAAATAAAATCAGTATCTTTCAATAACTCTGAGTACAAAGGTAAATGTATCAAAGTTAAATTAAGAGAAGGTAGATTTAGAGGTATTGAAATCATTGACATTCAAGAATCAAGCAACGAATTAATTCTTAATGATACACAAACAAAATTCATTGAACATTTCATTAATCGTGTGTCTAGAGGTGGAAGTGCTAGGTATTTGTTGAATGGTCAGCCAGGTTCTGGTAAAACAGAATCAATTCGTGAGATTTCACGTAGATTGATACCTAATGTAACATTTGTCATACCAGACTTTAGTACTTCAGATGATTTAACTAGTATCATGGAAGCATGTGAGATATTTGACAACGCTGTTATTATCATGGATGATATAGATTTATATTTAGGTTCACGTGACAACGGTAGCTACACTCGTTTATTGGGTCAATTCTTATCATTCTTTGATGGTGTTAAGAAACGTAAGATTAGCCTTTTGGCATCCACCAATGATAAAGGATTGGTTGATAAAGCTGCCGAACGTCCTGGTCGTTTTAATTTCACATTGGATTATACGTTCTTAGATGAAGAGCAAATCATCAAAGTGTGTAATATCCATTTACCAGAGAAATGGAGAGTACAAGAAGTGTATGATGCATTGGTTAGTACAATAAATGGTAAAAAAGTAGAAATAACTGGGGCGTTCATTGCAAATTTAGGTGACAATATCCGAGAGATGTCAGAAGATGATGAAGAATGGACAATCACTGACACCGTTTCTTTAGTTATACAATCTTACAAGGGTTTTTATTCTTCACAAGTGTCAGTTGATAGGGGTGGTCTTGGTTTTAAAGTTAGTTGATAATTTATTGATAACGTCATCATCATATTTAATTATAAATAATGGAATGTTGTTAGCATGACAATATTCCATTTTTATTTTATCGTTTTTTTGAGTTAATAAAAAAGCTTCTTCACCAAAGAAATGATTTATTTCGTAGTGTTGTTTTCCATTATACTCTATACATGTATTGTAATCTGGTAAATAAAAATCAAATGGTAGTTCTTTTTTGTTTTTACAATTGGTAAATTTATGTTGATAGGTAAATCTAATTTTATTTTTTGTTAGAAACTCCCTAATTTCACGTTCACCTTTAGATTCATTACACATTGAACAACCAGATTTAGAATATATGTGATGTTTTGGTGTACATTTAAAAATTCCATGGATAGGACAAATAATATTAATTTTAGTGTCCATATTTTTATATTTTACCAATGAATAATCGTATTTATTACCATGTATGTTATGTACTTTGTCGATAAAATCTGAGTAATTTGTACGTAATTTATCACCACATATTTTTCTACCACACTTACGACACCCACCCAATAAATGTGCTTTAGGTGTTTGGTCAAATTCGCCATGAATAGGACATATGATTTTAACTTTTGTTTTTTCAGTCTTATAAATTAATAATGAATAATCATATTTATCACCATGAACTAATTTAGCTTCATTTATGAATTTATCATTTGTTTTAGTTTTAGAATTGCTTCGATTTTCAATCCCACACTCTACACAACCTTTATGACTTAAATGAGCGTTAGGTGTTTGTTCAAATTCACCGTGAATAGGGCATATGATTTTAATTTTATCTTTAGATGTTGTATATAATGATAAGGAATAAATGTATTTATCACCATGAATAAATTTAGCTTTAGTAATAAATTCTTCGGTTGTTATTTTATTACTCATACCCTAATTCTTTTTTAATTAATAATCTTATTTTCTTACCATATGAACACCCATTTTTTTCACAATATTCGAGATATTCTTTTTTTAATTCTGGTTCAATTCTAAATGTCATTGAATCAGTTTTTTCTTTTTTATTATGTAGTGACCTGTCTCTTGTTTTTTTCATAAGTTGTAAGTTGTTTATACTTATAAATATGATAAAATAGTGAAAAAGATTTGGTTTTATAAAAATAATTTAATAATTTTGCTGATTAGAAAAAGAAAAAAGCACAATGGGTTTCAAAGTTAATTAAAAAAAAACTATCCCAGTAAGTTGCATTACTGGGATTTTTTGTATATATTTGTAATATAAAATTAAAAATTATGGAAATTAAACAAGAGTTAGACCCATCACAATATCAAATCGGGGTTATAGTGGCTCGTTTTCAAGTGCATAAATTACATGAAGGTCATATTAAGGTTATTGATACTGTTTGTTCTAACCATAAGAAAGTTATTATCTTTTTAGGTGTGCCTATTGTGAGTAATACTAAATCAAACCCATTGGATTTTGCCACTAGAAAAGCAATGATACAAGAGCAATATCCTAATATCATTGTATTACCACACAAAGATAATCGTTCTGATATTAAATGGTCACAAAACTTAGATACTGAAATTAAAACACCTTTTGGTGATTTAACTGCTGTTTTATATGGTAGTCGTGAATCATTCATACCTTATTACCACGGTAAATACCCAACGATTGAATTAACAACTGATATTATCTATAGTGGTACTGAAATGCGGAAACAAGTATCCAAAGAAATATTAGCTTCTGAGGACTTTAGAGCTGGTGTAATTCACGCAAACTACGCTGCTAGACCAGTAACATACCCAACAGTAGATATCACTGTATATAACGATAAAGGACAGATTCTATTGGCTAAGAAACCCAATGAGGATTTTTATCGATTCATAGGTGGATTTGTTGATAGAACTGATGAGAATTGGGAGTTAGCTGCAAAACGTGAGTTTAGAGAAGAAACTGGTGGTAACGCTGAAATTGGTGATGTTAGATATGTTTGTAGTGGTGCTATAAACGATTGGAGATATGCAAATACAGAATCTGGTATTATGACCACATTATTTATTGGTAAATTCTTATGGGGTCGTATTGAACCATCTGATGATATTGAAAGTCTCCATTGGGTTCAACCTAAAGATATCAATGTAGATAGAGATATTATGGTTGAACATAGAGACTTGTACGCTAATTTATGTGTTTATATGGATAAAAATAAAATATTGGAAGAAGCTAACGTTAAATACGATAATAGTATAGCATGAAAGTAGCAGTGATTGGTAGTAGAACATTTGATGATTATGAATTGGTTAAAGAAACATTATCCAATATCGATATAACACTATTAGTTAGTGGAGGTGCCAAAGGTGCCGATTCGTTAGGTGAACGGTACGCAAATGAAAACAACATTGAAACACTTATATTTAAACCAGATTGGAAAAAATATGGACCATCTGCTGGCCCTCTTAGAAATACGGATATCGTTAACAATGCTGATACTATCATAGCATTTTGGGACAATGAGAGTCGAGGCACCAAAGATAGTATTACCAAAGCTGAAAAGTTAGGTAAGGAAGTTATAATAATAAAAATATAATAAATCAAACATTATGAGTTTACAGAGAAACTTAGCAAGAAAACTAGAACGTGCAATTGCAACTAAAGATTGGGCTAGTATTGAAGAAATGCAAAAATATCTAACAAAGGTATTAACAAAACCAGATAACCTTATTCTATGTACTGATGCCTACAAGTTCTCTCACCACAAATTTTATGGTGCTGAGATGACCAAAATGATTTCTTATTTGGAATCACGAGGTGGTAAGTTTTCAGAGACAGTTTTCTATGGTCTTCAAATCGTATTGAAACAATATCTTGAAGGTATTGCTATTACCAAAGAAGAAGTTGATGAAGCATATGAATTGCTTGGAACTAAGCTTGGTGTGTTTGGTCGTGATGATGTATTCGATAGAAGTAAATTCGATTATATCGTTGAGAAATACGATGGTAAGTTACCTATCAGTATCAAAGCAGTTCCAGAGGGTTCAGTTATCGGAACTAAAAACGTATTATTTACAATTGAATCATTGGATGATAATTGTGCTTGGTTAACAAACTTCTTAGAGTCAATTCTATTACAAGTTTGGTATCCAATAACTGTGGCTACGCTATCACGTGAAGTTCGTAAAATCGTTACCAAATCATTTCATAACTGTACGACATATGATGAGACCACAATCGATTTCTTGGTTGACTTCGTATTGAATGATTTCGGATTCAGAGGTGTATCATCTGTACAATCAGCTAAGATTGGTGGGTCAGCACATTTAGTTAACTTTAGAGGTTCTGATACAATCGTTGCATCTCAATTAATCAAAGATGTTTATAATACTGAAACAATCTATGGTTTATCCATTCCAGCAACAGAACACTCAATCATGACACTTAAAGGTGAAGAAGGTGAATTGGAATTGATGAAACGAGTACTTACTCTTTTCCCAACTGGAATCGTTGCTTGCGTATCTGATTCATTCAACATTTTCAAAGCATGTTCTGAAAAATGGGGCACTGAATTACGTGACCTTATATTATCTCGTCCAGCAGAGCTAGGTAATCAGTTGGTTATTAGACCAGATTCTGGTCACGTTATCAACACATTACGTGAAATTTTCAATATATTGTTTGATAAATTTGGTTACACAGTAAATGAAAACGGTTATAAAGTGTTACCACCACAAGTACGTGTTATACAAGGTGACGGTGTTAATTTGGATTCTATTGGTGAAATCTATGCGTTTTTAGAAGAAGAGAAAATATCTCCAGAGAACTTAGCGTTGGGTATGGGTGGTAAGTTATTACAAGCTGATATCAATCGTGATACAAATAACTTTGCAACCAAAGCATCTTATGCTATATTAGATGGTGAAGAGAAAAATGTTGTTAAGTCACCAACAGAAATGGATGCTGATGGTAACATCACAAAATCATTCAAGAAATCAAAACAAGGTAAGCTTAAATTGGTTAAGAATGACGATGGTACATACCGTACAGTAACATCAATGGATGCTGACTATAACGATGTTAAAGATGAGCTTGTAGAAGTGTTTAGAATGGGTGAAATCCTTGTTGACCATACGTTCGAAGACATCAGAGAAAGAGCTAAGATAAAGATAAATAAATTAATTGAACATGCTTAAGTATTTAGAAGGTTAGGATGTAACCATAGTTAAATTTAACCCATTAAAACGTTGATTATTTAAAAAAATAATTGTATATTTGTAACATGAAAGTAGTATTTGAAAAATTAGAAGATGCGTTAAAAATTCCATCATCAGTTTACACGATTAGAACTGAAACACTTAAAGTTGAAGAAACATTGGTAGAATGGATTAGCCGTAAGAATGGTATGTTATTAAACGACCCTAGATATGATAATGTTGAAGGTGTTATATTATATGATGTTGAGACGTACTTTGATTCACCATACAAAGATAAAGTACATAGTGGGTTAGTTGTTAAATATAAATTCTTGAGAAAGTAAAATGGGGAATTGGGATAATAAATTCATAGAATTGTCAAACTTGGTTGCTAGCTGGAGCAAGGATACCAACACAAAAGTAGGTGCTGTAATTGTTGATGAAGACAATATTGTATTATCAATGGGTTATAATGGATTTCCTAGAGGGTGTGATGATTCGATTGAATGTAGATATGAAAAACCACATAAATACTTATATACAGAGCACGCTGAAAGAAATGCTTTGTATCATGCTGCTAGACATGGGGTTAGTCTTAAGGGTTGTAGTATGTATGTTACAATGTTTTGTTGTTCTGATTGTGCTAGGGGTATTATACAGAGTGGTATAAAAAGAGTCGTTGCACCAACACCAGATGTTGACCATGAAAAATGGGGTGAACATTTTAAGGCTGCGATACGTATGTTGGAAGAAGCTAAAGTTGAAATAAGTTTAATATAAAGATTATGAGTGTAGTAAAAGCTATAGAAAAAGCGTATAAACAAAAAGAAGAAAAGGGTTTTGATAAAATGTATTTTGCATTTGATATCCATGGTACGATACTAAAACCTAATTATGAATCTGGGAATATACCTAAAGATTTTTACCCATTTGCTAGAACAACCCTTCAATTTATAAGTGGTATGGAAGATGTTGTTATGATATTATACACATGCTCACACCCACATGAAATTGAGTTATATTTGGAATATTTTAAATTAAATGGTATTAGATTTGATTATGTGAATGAAAACCCAGAGATACCTACCAATATGGAAGGTTATGGTAACTATGATAAAAAACCATATATGAATGTTTTGTTTGAAGATAAAGCTGGTTTTTTGGGTGAATCTGAGTGGAGTGATGTGTATCATTATTTAATAAATCATGGGTAAAATAATAAACCTATCTGAATTTAATAATTATCGAAAATCATTAAGTGAAATAAAGATTGATGAAGATGTTTTAAGTTTCGAAAATAAAGAGGGTGATTTGGTTGTTATGAGACCTAGTGAAGCTAAAAAGGTTATTAGGGAATTATTCATTAATGAATTGGATTTACACTTAGATGACATTGTTGTTAATTATAAAATGAAAACCAATACTGATGTTACATTAAAATTAGAAATTTTTGAAAATAGGTTAAATGGTTTTATTGAAGACAAGTTTAATCAGATAAGTGAAAAAGTTATAGAAAGAGTAATAACCAGATTAGTTGAGGAAGAGGTTAATAAACGTGTTGACGAAAAGTTAAAAAAAATAAAAGATAGATTATGAGTAAGAAAAAAATTGTTATTTTTAGTGGTGCTGGGTTAGATGCTGAGAGTGGCATTGAAACATTTAGAGGTGGTTCTAATTCAACATGGAATAACTACAAAGTTGATGAGGTTGCAACCATAGACGGATGGAGAAAAAACCGAAGTAAAGTATTGGATTTTTACAATGAACGTAGAAAACAAATGCCAGAGGTTCAACCTAATGCTGCACATATCGCTTTAAGTAAATTAGAAGACAAATATGATGTTATTAACGTAACACAAAATGTATCTGATTTATTGGAAAGAGGTGGTTCAAAAAACATTATACACTTGCATGGTGAATTAACCAAAGCTTGTGATGTGATGACCAAGAAGAATAAATACACTATTGGTTACAATGATATTGAATTAGGTGTTAAGTGTCCTGAGACGGATTCACAATTAAGACCAGATATTGTTTGGTTTGGTGAGATACCATATAGAGTTGATGAAGCGTATGACGCTGTTTATAATGCTGATGTGTTATTGATTGTTGGTACTAGTTTACAGATAAGCTACACTTTGGATATGTTAAACAATGTTAGACAAACGGTATCTGATACATCTAACCCATGCAGAATAATATACATAGACCCAGTACCAATGCGTTACTTAGATAACTATGGGTTAAATGTAGAATACGTTATGAAGAGTGCTGTTGAAGGTGTAACTGAGATAGTTGATGAATTATTAGCAAATTAAATAAGAATATATTGCTTATTAATAAAATAAGTGGTATATTTGTTAAAATTAAAATAAATAAACATGGAAAAGTATTTACCGTTTGAAGGTGTGGTTAAAGTAATCTTTGACACACAAGAATTTAAAAACAATTTCAAGAAGAGAGAAATTGTAGTATCAACTGAGGAACAATATCCAGAACACATCAAGTTTGAATTTACTGATGAGAATGGGATAAACAAACTTGATGAAATCAGTGAAGGGGATAGAGTTAAAATCTTATTCCAATTAAAAGGTAGTGAATGGCAAGATAAGTACTTCACTAATTTAAGAGGTGTTGCTATTGCTACGGCTGAAGAAGAAAAGAAGTTTGAAGCTAAACAAACTAAAGAAACTAAAACTGCTACTAAAACAGCACCTAAAACAACAATCACTCAATTTGATGATAGTGATGATGATTTACCATTTTAATTATCAGAATGTACAGACCTTTACCATCAGAATTAACCATTAAGTCATCAAATATTGATGGCTTAGGGTTATTTTCTGTTTCCAATATACCTAACAATACAATTTTAGGTGTTACTCACATCAAGGATGATAGATTTGATAATGGTTATTCTAGAACACCATTGGGTGGGTTCTTTAACCATTCAGAAACACCTAATTGTGAGGTAATATATACCGATGATTTCATTTATTTAAAAACAATAACAGATATAAAAGCTGATGAAGAATTAACAGCTAAATACACATTTTATAACCCTAATTTATGAGTGTTTTAAGAATTACATTAACAGAAGACCATATTAAGTTGTTAAAACACTTAAAATGGAGTGTGAACGATAAAGGTTTTATCGTTGGAACAGAAAACGAAGAAGAAGACCCAGCACCATTTGGTGAGAATACATTATATGAGGCCATTGACCTTATCCTTAATGGTATGCCAGAAGATTTTGACCCTTTCAATATGGAAGAAATAGTTGAATATTCTAAAGAACAAAAAGATGGGTGGGATAAACTATATAATGAATTACCTTTGGCATTGGATGTTATTATGTTCAACGGTAATTTTGAATTAGGTAGTTATGCTACTCAGTATCACGATAGAAATTGGAGAGCAGTAAAGTCTAAGTAATGGATAAGGTTAAACTTATCTTTATCTTTATAACCCTATCAGTTTTGTTAGGGTTATTTATATTTATTAAGTTCTTATTTGTTGTAATAATGATAATATTATTTATGTTTATAGGTTATCATTATAAACAAAAAAATAAATAATTAATTATTAGGTATAAACAAATATTTTATTTATCTTTGTAAAAACTAAAAAATATGATAAATTCACTATTGTTCTCCTTAGATGGTCGAGAACACATCGCAAAAGAAATAATTAAAGCAACAAATTCATGGAACTTTAAATCACCAGAAGAAGACATAGAAATGGGTTACCTAAGAAGCCAAAAGTTTTCAGATGGTGAATTATGTGTTGATTTTATTGATTCTGTTCGTGGTAAACGTGTATACATCTTGTCAAGTCCGAATACATCTGATGAAATCATTAAATTGGAATTAGCTATTGATGCAGCTAAGCGTGGTGCCGCTCAAGAAATAATTGTTATTCTACCATACTTCCCATATCAGAGAAGTGATAAAAAAGACCAATCGCGTGGACCAATAGGTGCTAAGGTTATGGCCTTGAAACTTGAAGCGTTGGGTGCTACTAGTATTATAACTTATGATTTACATGCTGACCAAATACAAGGGTTTTTTGAGATTCCAGTGACCCACATCGAAGGTAAAAATGTTTTTGATGACTATATCCATCTATTGAAAGATAGTGGCTTAAATGACATTATTTTATGCGGTCCAGATGCTGGTAGTGGAAAACGTGTTAAACGTATGAAAGACCAATTGTTTAACAAACATGGATTAGAGTTTAATTATGTCATGTTAGATAAGACACGTAAAGAAGCCAATATAATTGATGAAATGGTTATCATTGGTGATGTGAATGGTAAAGATGTTATTATATTGGATGATATTGTTGATACTGCTGGTACTCTATGCAAAGCGGCTGAGGTTCTTATCGAAAATGGGGCTAAAAGTGTTAGAGCAATCATTAGTCATGGTGTGTTATCTGGTCCAGCGTATAATCGTATTGATGAATCATTATTGACTGAGTTGGTTATTAGTGATTCATTAGAGTCTATGGTACATGAGAAAATCGTAGTTATAAGTGTATCTGAACAAATTGGAATGGCAATAGCCGCTAACAATTTAGGTTTAAGCTATGATGCATTAAAATCAATTAAAAAAGAAAGCATATGATATCATCATTAAGAATATTACAATTAGCACTAGTGGGTGGTATTGTATACCTAGCGGCCAATGGATTAGAAGGTTGGGGTTGGTTAGTATTTATTTTATTTATTAGTTTAGACAATGAGTAATAAGAAAGAAAAAGTCTACGGAGTTGATAATTTTAAATAATAAATAATATGAGTATAGAATTAATTATGGAAGGTTGTATTGGTAACGACCCAAAATCGCAAAGGTTATTGTTTAACATGTTCTATAATAATGTTAAATTGGTTTGTGGTAAGTATACTATGGATGATGATACAATAAATGAACTAAGTCAAGAGACTTTCATTAGTTGTTTTAAAAATATACATAAATTTGATGGTAAAACCATTGGTAAAGTTAGAAACTGGTTGTTAACAATCGCCAGAAATAAAGCCATGGACCATCATAGGTCTTTAAAAAGAGCTCAATGTGTTGAACTTTATGATGGTTTCAGTGAGGAAATTGAAGAACCATCTATATATACAGTTTTCTATGGTGATTTAACTAATGTTATAAATGATTTAACGCCAAAATATCGTGATGTTGTTAAGTTATATTATATTGAAGGAAAACAACATAAAGAGATTGGTGAAATATTAGGTATAAATGAGGGTACATCTAAAAGTAATCTATATAAGGCTAAAAAAAAGATGAAAAATTCATTATTAAAGTTGAAACCTAATTTTTAAATTAGTAAATTTGTACATAAAATAAAACAATAGATGAAGTTTAAAGATTTAACAAAGAAAGACAAAGAAATATTCACGGAAATTTACCGAGATAAAAATTTGACATGGGAAGAACGAATGTTCTCTTTGGGTAAAATGATAGGTAAAGGTGAAAGAACAGTTAGAAATTGGGCTAAGAAATTAGATATCTTAGAAAAACCAGAGATAGAACCAGAACAATACACTGAAGCTAAGGTTAAGAAACATGATTGTAATAAAAAAATATTTTTAATTACATCAGCACAATCAGCAACACCCGTTAATGGTGGTTTATTAATGGAAATGGAAGCTTATGCTGAGTTTTTAGATGCTGAGATTTTAGTTATACCATTTAGATATAAAAACCCTACTAGTGTTTTCACCAATGAACAAGAAGAAAAAGAATGGTGGGATTCTAAAATTGTTAAATACTTAACGTTAAATAGGCATGATTTAAATGATGGTATAAGTATCTTATCCGACATTCCAATTCAACCGACAGCTACTAGTCCATTGTTAGGGTTGGAAGGTATGACGGGTGACCACTCATGTGTTGTTGGTCACCCTAGAATGGAATTAAAAGTTATTCCAGTTATGGAAGGTAGCCGACCTAAAATAATGTTTACGACTGGTGCGTGTACAAACGCTAATTATACATCATCTAAAGCTGGTAAAAAGGGTGAATTTCATCATTCATTGGGTTTTGCTATTGTTGAAATCAAAGATGAAGAAGTGTTTTTTTTCAGACAAGTTGGTGCTAAGGATAATGGAGAATTTATTGATTTATTCCATCATGTTAAGGATGGTAAGGTAAATATTGAAAAAGATGTTGAAGCTTGTGCTATGGGTGATATACATGTTGCACATGTAAACCATGAAGTTGTTGATGTAACTTTGAATGATTTATTTACTAAGTTGAAACCTAAAAAACTTTTTATTCATGACATAATGGATTCTGAATCAATTAGTCATCATAACTTAAAAGACCCATTTATCTTACATCAACAAGAGGTTAGTGGTAGAAATTCTTTATCAAATGAGGTTGAAGAAATGCTTGATTGGTTAGAACAGATTAAACAATACAACGTGTATATTGTTAAAAGTAATCATGATACACATATTGACCAATTTTTAGCGTCAACTGATTGGCGTAAAATGGTTACATTTAAAAATGCGTTGCCTTATATGGAGTATGCAACAGCAAAACTTAAAGGTGAGGCACCCAACGGTGTTGTTCCATATTTGATTAATAAACGTTTCCCTAAATTTAAATGTTTAACTGATGATTGTAATGTAACGGTTAAAGGATATTTGATGAGCGTTCATGGTCATATGGGTGCTAATGGTTCAAGAGGTTCAATCCAACAATATAGTAGATTATCATCCAAATCAGTTACTGGTCACTCACATACAATTAATCGGGTTGGTGGTGCTGTAAGTGTAGGTACGAGTACACATTTAAGGGTTGGTTACAACAAATCATTTAGTGGGTGGGTTAATGCTCACGGAATAGTAAATAGATTGGGTAAGTTTCAGCACATTGTGTTTTTCAAAACAAAAGATGGGTTAGAATATACTACTATTAGATAAATTTAATTTATTATCAAAATATTTGTTGGAATCAATTTTAATTAGTATATTTGTTAAAAATAACTAAAACAATTAATCATGAAAAATTTTTTTAAGAGTATTACCGAAGCGATTAACAATTTAAAAGCTGGTAAAATTGACATCAACAATGTTGATACAATTAGGATTGAAGACACCGATTTTAACTTATCACAAAATGGTGATGATGAGTTTACATTGTGCATCACCAAAGAGTACGATATTAAATATGATATAACAAATGATATCTACCCAAACTCAATTGATTTTGCCGAAAGGATATATGATGCATTGACTAGAAAAAAGATTGTTATTGGTATGGCACCAATGCAGTATGGTAAAACATCCACTGTTCATTATTTGTCAAATGGTTTATTGGCTAGGGATTATAAAGATGGTGAGACTACATTGTTTTTAACTGGTATGAGTGATACTGCTTTACTTATTCAAAACAAGAGTGCTTTAGAGGATAAAAAATTCTATAGAGATGGTAAATGGTACAAGTCAGTTACTTACGTTGCTAAGATGGTACCAGATTTTAGGGATAACACATTAGATTATTTAAGAAAACTTAATGTTAGAACTGTTATCTTTGATGAGTGTGATTATGGTTCTGGTAAACGAAGTGTGTTCAATAAAAATTTATTCAGTCTTATTAGTAAAAATAGGTTAGATGTTAATTTAGTCTTAATATCCGCAACTCCATATTGTGCTGTAAAAGCGGTATATAGTGGTGAATTAGATGCAGAAATTGTTCAAGCAGAGAAACCACACAATTACTTTGGTGTTTCTTCTATGTTAGACTTAAATTTAGTAACCGATATCAATAACTACACAAATGATATTGATAACCCTAAAATATATCGATTGATGGATTCATCTCATACTTTGTCAAATGAGTTTATGACTGATTTGGATTGGTTTATTGGTAAACAAGAAGGTGGTTTATCAATTGTTAGAGCTGAAAGTAGAAGAAATGCTGTAACTCTTAAACAATTGATTGAGGGTTATAGTGATGAGTATGAAGTTATTGCTGTAGGTGTTAAGTTTTCATCAATTAAAAGTGTTTTAGGTAATGATAGTTTTTCTTGGGAACATTCAATTTTACATGAGAACAAAAAAATAGTTTTAATTGTAATCAATGCATTATCAGCTGGTAAAGATTTAGGTGAATTGAAACAACATGTTAGATTGGTTGTTGAAACTAGAAGAAAAATGATTGCCAATGGTTCACAAGGGTTGGTTGGTCGTATCTGTGGTTACCATACCAATAGAGACATTAGAATCATCGCTTCAACTGAAATATTAAGAAACTATGTTGAGATGGAAAATGACATTGAAATTATTCAAAATCAAGACTTTATAAATGATACAGTTAACTCTGGTTTAGATTTCTCAACTCAATTGAAGAAAGCTTCTAAGAGTAGAGTGACTATGAAGTATGAAACTGTAATCAATGGTCCTTTTACTTTTGATGAAGTATTGAATAAATCACCTAAAGTGATGGATTTATTTGGTGATAGTACATATGGTGTGTATGAAGATATGAAACCTATTTTAGGTGGTAATAAATCTAAATTCAAAACCCCTATCAATACACAAAGAAGTTCTAAATATAAGAAACATCCTAAAATTTTTGATGCTATTTGGGGTGAGTGTATTGATGGAACACTTACTTTTGCTAATAGATTCCACAGATTTAGAGCTGAGGCAAACGATGAGAGACGTTTAAGAATCAAAAGAGGTATCATAATCAATGATGAATTGAAACAATTGTTTATTATTGATAGAATTGATGATGGTATTGAATTACATAAAGATGCTGAAATTAAAAACACATCTTGTTACAATTATTAATAAAAAACTTATGAAGAATTTTACCAATAAAAATTTAATCGAACTTATGGATTTAGGTTATACTAGAGTTAGTTTGATGAATGATTTAGAAGTCAATGGATTGATTGCTGAGTGTGAAGAATTGCATGATAAATATAATAATGTTGAGTTTGAAGAAAAAGGTATAACCTACCCATCAAAAGGTCATGCTAATAAAAAATCAGTTATTATCATGGTTAGCCCAGAAGAAAACACTATTTTACCATCTATATCTGACTTAGGACCAATATTTAAGAAATATATCCTCTATAATAATGATATTTTAAGTCGAGTTACTGGTATATCAGTACCTAGTGATTCTAGATATATGATAAATTATAGAAAATATTTAGGTGGTACTGAACCAGTTTTTGAACATTTTGATGGTGAGTATCTTCACGGTTTTATTGATAAAGATAATTATCATTTTTTTGATGAAGCCTTGCTACCTAGATTTGTTACATTACTAACGTTAAGTGGTGGTGGTGAATCTGAAGGTGCCGTTTTGACAAATGTCGTTACTGGTGTTGAGGTAAATTCTGAATGTGGTGTTGGTGAAATACTTATCTTTGATAACATTAAATTCAAACATAGAGTCCCTAAACTAATAAAACCTAGAATTTTATTGGGTGTTAGAAACTTTGATTTTCTACCATATCATTACGTTTTAGACCCTAAAGATGGTTATGTTTCATTAGGCGATAAAATTAATTATGGTTACGTAAGACCAATTGGTTCTTCAGAAGCAACTAATCTAATGGTTGAAAAAAATAAAAGAACTTTAACTTTATAACAAATTATGTATAAATTAACAATAAGACAATTAAAAGACTTTAAAGATTCTTTAATTAAGTCGACAAATATCCTTAAAATGATTGCACAAACAAATGATTCACCAATGATATCTAGTGCGATAAAGAATAATGAGCAACAAATTGCAATATTAGAAAAAGAATTTTACATATAGTTCTATTTATTAATAACACAAATAGTTTAATTATGAATAAGAAAATACACGCTGCTGGTATATTTGTCATTAGAAAAGATTACAAGGTATTGATTTGTCACCCAACAAACCATTCTACCGATGTATGGAGTATACCAAAAGGTAAAATAGAAGATGGTGAAGATGCGATGGATGCTGCAATGCGTGAAACATATGAAGAAACAAATATTGATTTCCACCATGACGATAGGTTATCAGTTAATAAGAATTTTGATATCTTTGAAATGGATGTGGTAGATTACAGTCATAAGAGAAAAGATTTAAAATCTTTTGTTTTTAAAGAAGTGAAACATTCAGATATTAAATGGTCTGAAGTTGAAATCAAATGTAATTCAAACGTACCAGATGAACGCGGTGGTTTTGCTGAAATGGATTTATACAAATGGGTCACATTAGAGAATGCTAAAAAATTACTACATTATACACAATCAGAGTGTATTAATAAATTTGAAAATTTAATAAAATGAAATTAGACTTACACGGGATGAAACATATGGATGTATCCAAACATGTTGATGAATTCATATGGGAGGCAATGCAACGCAAAGAACATTCCATTGATATTGTTACTGGTAATTCAGAAGAAATGAAAAACATTGTTCGTGAATGTGTAAGAGATTATGGTTTTGTGTGTACTGAAGTCTTTTGGAATTGGGGTGTTTTAACTATAACATTGGTATGAATAATAGACGTATTGATTTAGGTGAATATATTATAGAGATAAAATATGATGAAGAAAATGGCGAATTGGATGTGATTGTGTTAGACGAATTAGAAGAGATTGTTGAAAGTATAAACATTACCAATTCTGAACATGATAATGACTTTAAAATAAATTTAAATTAAGTAGCAAATTAATGGCTAAAAAGAAAAGAGAACACCTATTAAATGATGAAATTAAAGCTTCTGAAGTTAGATTACCAGAAGAAGGCATCATCAAATTATCCGAAGCATTAAGAATCGCTGAGGAACAAGAAATGGATTTGGTAATGATGAACCAAACAACATCACCACCGATTTGTCGAATACTTAACTATGAAAAGTTTATCTATGAGCAAAACAAAGCTAAAAAAGCTAACAATAAAGCACCAGAGATAAAAGAAATCAAGCTAGGACCCAACACTGCTGAAAATGATTTAAGTTATCGTGCCAAACACATAATTGAATTCTTAGAGAAAGGACATCGAATTAAAATTACCTTGCAATTTAGAGGTCGTGAAATGGCTTTTATCGATAAAGGTAAAGCACTTATGTTAAAACTTATGGTTGCTGTTGAAGAACATGGTATTGCTGAAGGTTTACCAAGTATGGAAGGTAAAAAATTAATCGGATTTGTCAAACCTAAACCTAAAAAATAGAGTTTATATATCAAATTAAAAAATTAGTGGTATATTTGTAAAAAGAAAATAATGAGTTTTAATATATTAAAAACAAGAAATGGTAGGTTAAAAGATAAAATTAAATATGAGTTAAAACAAGAAGAACCCAATATTGATATTATCTTAAAACATATCGAACAATATGAAAAGGATAACCTTGAAACTATTGATAAGTTAAAAAGAAAAAGAGTTTTAGATACCAAAAGAATAAATGGTGGTCTCAGACAAGCGATAAATGTGCACGGTCCAATTACAAAAGTTTTGATTGGTAGTGCGACCAAACGAATATGGGGTGCATTGTTAGATAATACAAAAAACGAAAGTTTTATTAAAAGAATTTTAAAATGGATAAAGAGATGAAAAATAAGCTTTGCATCATGGACTTTGATGGTACGTTGATAAACACACCATTACCAGAAGAAGGTAAGTTAAAATGGGAGGCTAAAAAAGGTATGCCATGGCCACATGAAGGTTATTGGGGTAGACATGAATCATTGGATATGGAAGTATTTAATATGGAAACAATACAAGATGTTGTTGATGATTACAATCGTGAGAAAGCTAAACCAAATACCATTATGGTTATGTTAACTGGTCGTTTACTTAAACTAGCTGATTATGTAAAGAAAATATTAGATGCAAAGGGTTTCGAGTTTGATGAATATTGCTATAATCGTGGTGGTAGTACTGAGATTGAAAAGATGCGAACAATGGAAGCTCTATTAGAAAAATATCCAGATATTGATGAAATAGAAATTTGGGATGACCGATTAGAACATATACCAATATTTGAACAATGGGGTAAAAACCAATGCTTAAGTGGTAGACTAAAAGATTTTAGTATTAATTTTGTGCCAGCTAATCGACATTAAAATAAACCCACATTATGTGGGTTTTTTCATTATGTGGTTGAAACTAACTAAATAAAGTGGTATATTTGTAATATGAATGAATCAATAAAAGAAAAATTAAGAAACTATAACGATGGTTTCAATCTAGAACCAATAATCCAATATATGGAAAATAGTGGTTTTGAATATGTTGATAAAAATTTAAATGGTTATTTAGGTATAGCTACCATATATTGTGTTTATATAGACATTGATGAATTAAAGAAAAGATTTAATAACAGATTTATTGCTTATGTTATCTTACATGAAACAGCACATGCAAAAAGGATTAAAAGAATGGGTGTGGATAATATGCTAAAAATGTTATCAAATGATGATTTTAAAACTTATTCAGACCATATAATAGATGAAGAAATTGTTGCTGATAGATATGTTTGTCATATCTTTAAAAGATTAACTGGTCACCATTTCAATAGGGAAGCTACCCAACAATTAAACTTAAAACCAAATAGAGATAGATATGTTGAAACAACAAAAAAAATGTTTGGTAAAATAACAAATGAACAAACATACAAACAATATTTAGAACAGTTTGTGGGAGAATTATAAGATGATTAAGATAGGAGATATATTAGAAGGTAAAATTTCATCTTCCACCAGTGGGACTGCATACTTGGTAAACCAAGATTTACCAAAAGACATTTACATAAGTAAAAACAATACAAATAAAGCTTTGCATTTAGACACAGTTAAGATACGTGTTATTCAAGGCAATGGTAATGGTAGAAGCATTGAAGGTGAGGTGATTGAAATAGTTGAACGATTCAGAACTGAATTTGTTGGTGTCATTCAATTAAGTGAAAAATATGCTTTCTTTGTTCCAGATAGCAATAGAATACCAGTTGATTTCTTTATACCATTGAATAAAATAAATGGAGCATTGGATGGCCAAAAGGTTGTTGCTAAACTAACTGATTGGAAAGAGGATGCTAAGAACCCTAACGGTAAGATAGTTAGAGTTATTGGATATGCTGGTGAACATGAAACTGAAATTCATAGTATCTTAGAAGAATACGGGTTACCATATGATTTCCCAGAAGATGTATTGGCTGAAGCTTCAGCGATATCAACAGAAATTTCACAATCAGAAATAGATGAACGTAGAGACATGCGTGATGTACTTACATTTACAATTGACCCACATGATGCAAAAGACTTTGACGATGCGTTATCTGTTGAATGGGTAGATGGTGAATTGTTTGTTGGTGTTCATATTGCTGATGTGTCACATTATTTACGACCAGACACAGAATTGGATAGAGAAGCTTATGGTAGAGGGACTAGTGTTTACCTTGTTGATAGATGTGTCCCTATGCTTCCAGAGAACTTATCTAACGGACTTTGTTCACTAAGACCACACGAAGATAAGCTTTGCTTCTCAGTGGTGTTTAAAATCGACCACAATGGTCATGTATTGGATGAATGGTTTGGTAGAACTGTAATCAATTCTGACCATAGGTTTACATATGAAGAAGCACAACACATTATTGAATCTGCTAAAAAAACTGATTTCCCTATAGAGATAGATAATCATTTATCTGGTTTAGGTAGTGTTGAGGATAAAGTTTTGGTTAATGAATTAGGTAAAGCAATATTGAATCTTGATAAGATTGCGAAGAAGATGCGTAAGACTCGTTTACAAAAAGGTTCTATATCTTTTGATAAACATGAAGTACGTTTCAAATTGGATGAAAATAATAAACCAGTTGATATTATATTCAAGGTTGGTAAGGATTCAAACAAACTTATTGAGGAATACATGTTATTGGCTAACAGACACGTTGCACAATATGTTAATAGTCGTCAGTATCCAATGGTAAACAGAGCACATGAGAAACCTAATGAAGAAAAATTAGAGCAATTAAAAACATTTATCAGTCAATTTGGTTATGACATCAAGATTGATACACCAGAGGAAACGACTAAAACATTGAATAAACTATTATTGGATGTTAGAGGTACAGCTGAAGAGGAAATGATTAGCAATTTGGTGGTTAGAACTATGCAGAAAGCCAACTATATGACCAAGAACATCGGTCACTATGGGTTAGGGTTCAAGAACTATTCTCACTTTACTAGTCCTATCCGTAGATATCCAGATGTTATGGTGCATAGATTATTAGCATTATACTTGGATGGTAAACCTAAGAATTTACCAAATCTTAACAAGTTGGATGCTAAGTGTGGTCACTTGTCTGAAAGAGAGAAGAAAGCTCAAAAAGCTGAAAGAGATAGTATCAAATATATGCAATGCGTATACATGAGTGATAATATTGGTAAAGTATACAAAGGTATGGTTACTAGCGTAACTGACTATGGGTTATTTGTTACAATTGAAGAGAACGGATGTGATGGATTGATTCGACTAACAGATATTGGTGGTGATACATATATTGCTGATGTTGAGAACTATAGAGTTAAAGGTTACAATACTGGTAGTTACATTAGATTGGGTGATGAAGTTATGGTTGTTGTGAAATCTGTTGATATTGAAAAGAAAAACATAAATTTAACATTATTAAGGTTGTAATATGACAGATGAGAAGTTTATTTATGATTTTCTAGATAATGGTTACAAAGTAACTATCGGTTCAAGTGACTATCTTTTTGTTGAATTAGAGACAAATAAAATTTTGCCACATAAATCAACATACGGTGATAATATGGTGCTTGAATTTGAAAAAATAATTGGTAATTTTGATACCGACACTGGTGAGTCTAGTACCAATGTATTATATCGTTGGTATATAGAACAATCTAAGATTGTTGGTGAAGAACTAAACAAATTTATTGAGTCATATGATGGTAAAGAAGGGTTTAGTGTAATTTTAAATGAAGCCTTTAGTAAGTTTGGTAGTGATTATAATAAACCGTTTTTACGAACTAAAATAGGTGAGCATTACAAACATAAATATTTAATTACTAAAGTTCAAGACTACTTAGATACATTAGATTACACCAAAGGAAGTAAAAAGTTGGTTGAAGAAATTAAAAAACATTTCGATGGTGATATTGACGAGTTTAATTACGATATAAATAAGACATTTGATATAAGATACGATGAATTCATTCTCAACGAAATTGATAAATATTTGACTAATATTGATAAAGATATTAAGATTGATGAATTAATTGAAAAATTCAAATATGATATTGAAGCTGAAACTGAAACATACAGATATCAAATTGTTAAACTATTAAAAGATTGGTATCACATTAACATATTGAATGATAAGTTATTACCGTTTTTCAATGAATTGATTGTTACGATGGGTTCAACCAATTGGTTAGTTACATGGGTTGGTCATGGTAGATTAACTGAAGAGAAGATGTTAAATCATTTTAAATATGAGGAAACTTATAGTAAGAACTATATTAGACAACGATATGAGGATTGGTATTCTGAAAAGATAATCGAGATATCTGATAAGTATATGAAAAATGGTTGGTAAACATTTTATTTTTTAAATATTTATAGTATATTTGTAATATGAAGAGAATAATAGCATTATTAATGTTGGTGTTTTTAACATCATTAATATCAGAAACAAAAGAGCATAAGTGCACAGCCACATGGTATGACACTACACCTCACAGAAAAGTCCGTAGAGAGTATTCCACGGCTGCATTCAACCATTATGAGAGAGGAACTAGATTGGTTGTTAAAAACATTACAAATGGTTTAATAGATACGGTAGTAATAACTGATAGAAATGGATGTGGTCTTAAACATATTGATTTAAGCAAAGAATCATTCAATAAGATATCTAACCATAAAATAGGGAAAATTGTTGTAATTGTAAAAAAAGTTATTTAAAAATTAGATTAATTGGATTTTAAATAGTATATTTGTAAAAATAAAAAATAAATATCATGAGTAAATTTAAGATTTCCATACGTGGATATGGCGGTGAGGTAACTATTGGTGCTGTCACAGAAGAAGAGAAAGCAATCCTTTCAAACCCAGACAAAGACATCTATGAACTTGTTAACGAAGACTTAGAAGAAATTTGTAGTTGGAATGAAATTGATGACCAATTCCATTGTTTTGGTGCGACTAGTCCTTTTACAATAACAGTAGAAGATGAAGAAGGTAAGGAACTATATGAAGTTGATGAAGATACAAAATTTAAGTATGACACTGATGATTTTGAGTTATTCGAAACTGAGTGTCCAGAAATTGATGCATCAAAAGACTTATTGGTTTGTTATTCTGGTGAGAAAGGTAGTTTTTTCATTGGGTATGTTGAATTGGAAGGTGAGTTTGATATAACAAAATTAAAAATCATCATATCAGATGTTGAAGTTAATGATGATTATTACTATGGTGAAATCATTTCCAACGTATTATACGATGGTGAAGAACTAGATAATTGGGGTGGTGACACAGATGGTAAATCATTTGATGTTTATAAAAACTTTTAATCGTGAACATTACGTTTATTAGCGATACACACAATAAACATAATTTAATCCCTACCGAGTATTTGCAAGGTGGGGATATGATTATTCATTCTGGTGATGTATCATCAAGAGGCACTGAAGATGAAATCAATGCTTTCTTGAATTGGTATAGTAAATTACCATATACTCATAAGATTCTAATTGCTGGTAATCATGATTGGTTTTTTGAAAAAGCTTCGAAACATATAGTTGATGCCAAGATGGCCAAGTATCCAGAGATTACATATCTAAACGATAGTGGTGTAGAGATAGAAGGTATAAAGATATGGGGTTCACCAGTCCAGCCATATTTCAATGGATGGGCTTTTAATCGCATTGGAGAGGTTATCAATGAACATTGGGATAAGATACCTCTAGACATAAACATATTGATAACACACGGTCCTATATTCGGTTATTTGGATATGACACTAGAAGGTGTTAGAACTGGTTGTGAGTACTTGAGAGAGAAGCTACCAACGTTTACTGATTTAAAGATACACGCAGCTGGTCACATTCATGAAGCATATGGTCATCATGCGTTTGTTGATGGTCAGTTATTTTTAAATGCCAGTGTGTTGAATAGACGATATGAGATGCAAAATAGACCAATAACACTAGAATATGGAAATATTTCTACGTTAGAGCTAGGTTATATAACAAAAAAATAGTATATTTGTAAAAATATTAGGATTATGAAGTTAAAAGAACTAAAAAAGTTACCTACTCTTGTGTTGTTGAACTCAGAGGGTAACATATTAACAGCTTATAAAAATGTTGATGAGTTTTACATGGTAGACGAATATAAAAAAACTATTGGTGTTTTATCTGAAGAAGAATTACGAAAATTTGTAATTGGGATTACCACATTAACAAGCACGAAAGATGAGGTTATGATTTACCCATCATATTCACAAGGTATGAGACCTAATTTAGATGTGATATACAAATTTATTGAGAACAAATAATGAAACAAAGAAGAAAAGCAATTGAAGGTAGGTTGATTGGTGAGAGCAAAACATCACCAGGTTATTTCAAGTACCAATTCACCATCTTAGAATTAGATGGAACAAAACATGAAATGCCAGCGTATGGCAAAGACATGGAAGATGCGTTAGAACGCCTTGTATGGATTGAGAGAACGGATAAGAAACCATTCAACATTATGGTTATATCAACATTAATAACAATCATAGTGATTCCAGCAATCATAGGTGCATTAACTAGTAATCCATGGTGGGTATTGGGTGCTTTAGGTTTAGCAACAATTTATGGTGTTGTTATGGTAAGAGTCGATAAATATTTTAATAAGAAATGATGGATGGATTATTCACAGCTTTGGTTATAGGGTTAGTATCATTTGGATTATTGCTTATGGTAGGGTTGTATTCATTGATTGACTATGTGTTTATTGATGATGAGTTTGAGGTATCTAAACCTATAAAACCACAAATAAAATTGGTAACAGACGGAAAGACCGTTGATACTGTTTATATATATAAATTTGATTAAAATGAAAATTAGTAACAAGGTTTCAATTATTATGTATGGGTTAGCAATGTTTTCTAGTTTAGGTAATACATATTTTGCTTACAAGAATGAAAACATTGATGCTACAATTGCATGGGTTTGTGCCTCTGGTTTAGCTTCTGGTGCATTGGGTGCACACTTAAAAATAAAAGAACTTAAAGATGAAGAAGATGGAGAAGAGTAATGAATTTAATCTACCTAATTACACTGAAGCAGAGTGTAGTGATGGACCTAAAAGTGGTGCTGTAAAACTGAGAGAGTTTGTAGTTCGATGGGATTATGATGGTAACAGTAAGATAATAGTTACTTTGAATGATGAAAATGAAAAGTTCATTCAGAGTTTTGAACATGTAAAATCAAAATTATAAAAGATGGGAGTTTGGAGTTTAATTGGGGTTATAGGTGGATTGCTAGTATCTATATGGGCTTTCCTAAAGTATATTATATCGCAAAGTATGCGATTGGATGATAACTTGAGCAAGAGTTTAATTCCATCGATAATGAATGCGAAGCATAAGTTTGAGATAAACAATGAAATAAGTGTGAATAAAAAGTATCCATCAACTTATTCATCGTTTGCTATTCTTAATGGTACGCTAGTTTATTTCACTAGAAGTGAAAGATTATTAACTGCTGGTTGGCAATCAAAAGAAACAATATCTGAACTATATTACTTTAGATGGCATCGTGAAAAGATTAAATCATTTATCAATGGTATAGTAAATGCCAAGGAATATGTAAACGTAATGGCATTAGCTCCATGGGGTTCCGATAAACTAGGACAGCTTTCTACAGCTGAAAAACCTAACGTATATATAAACAAGGAACAATATGAACCTATAGAAGAAGATATAGTAAACATATTAACTACTGGTAAAGGCAAAACTAGTGCATTGTTGTACGGAAAACCAGGTACTGGTAAGACTAGACTAGTAAAATACTTCTCTTTAAAGTATAATCTACCCATATACTCCATATTTTTAAATCCAGAGTATAATAACTTGGATATATTAGTTATGTTTAATGATATTCCAGAGAAATGTATTGTGCTGTTTGAAGATTTTGATAATTATTTCAACAAAAGAGAGTGTATAATGAAGAACAATGAAGTTAAATTCACATTTGATTCGTTGTTAAGTGTGTTAGATGGTGTTTATAACGAATACAATCAAGTAGTTTTCTTCATGACATGCAACGATATTGATAAAATAGATACTTCAATCAAAGAAAGACCATCTAGAATGAAGTTTGTGACTGAAATAACTGGTCCAAACTATGAAAATAGATTACGAATATTAGATGGTAATATTGAATTAGCTGAAATAACTGAAGATATGACAACTGATAAAGTATTTTTTGTTAAGTCATTGATGTTAACACATACAACGGAAGAAATAATAGAAATTTTACATAAAGAATGTGACGTTATTGAAGGTTGAAGAACATAATTATCATATCATATACATAAATGACAATGAAAATTACAATGCTTATAGGAGAATAAATGAAACTACTTGGGAAAAGTACCACAGAAATAAATGGAGACTAATTACTGATTACCTAGAATTAGAAAAAACATTCGCTGAAAGAGATAAAACAAAAACACATAGTAAAATTAAAAAATAAATGATATGAAAATAGTGGCTTGTGGTGATACCCACGGAAGACTTAATTGGAAAGATATAGTAGCCAAAGAACTAGAATCAAGTGATAAATTTATATTTATTGGTGATTATTTTGATACTCATTATGATGAAACACCAGAACAACAATTATCTAACTTCAATGATATAGTTGCATTTAAGAAAGCCAATATTGATAAGGTGATACTTCTTGTTGGTAATCATGACATGCATTATTTAAGTGGTGTGAATGAATCTTATTCTGGGTATCAACATAGTTGGTCAAAGAATTTTAATGAGGCGTTAGAATCGGCATTGTCTGAAGGGTTGATGCAAATGTGTTATGTGTATAATAAGTATGTATTCACACATGCTGGTGTAACCAATACATGGTGTGCGACATATGATGTAAATAGACAACCAAACATGTTGGAAGACTCAATCAATGAATTGTTTAAGACCAACAAATATGCTTTTTATTTCCAGATGGGGTATAACTATAGTCAGAGTGGTGATGATGTAACACAATCACCATTATGGGTAAGATTACCATCTTTGTTTCAAGATAAATTGATTGGGTTTACGTTTGTTGTTGGTCATACTACACTAAAACAATTAACGATTACTGAGAATGTGATAGGTATAGATTGTCTAGGTACTACTGGTGAATATTTGATTATTGAAAATAATACACCAAAAAGTTCAAAATAGTTTGTTTATATGGAATTGATTTCATATATTTGTGAAACTAAATTAAAAACGAATGATAAAAGTAGCAATTACGGGTGGTATTTCGGTTGGTAAAACCACAGTATCCAATTTATTTAAAAGATTAGGTGTACCTACATTCAATAGTGATACGTCTGCTAGAAATGCTGAAAGGTTTGCTAGTATACAATCAGAATATAAAAGAATTTTAGGTGATGATATATTTGTCAACGGTAAATTAGACAGACCTAAGATGAGAGAAATCATATTCAATGATACGGATAAGTTAAAACAAATAAACAATGTTGTGGTTCCATTTGTTAGTGAAGATTTTTCTGGGTTTTGTGTTACAAATTCAGAACAACCATATGTTATTTTGGAATCTGCTATTTTATTTGAAACTGGCAGTGGTAAAAAGTTTGATTATATCATTACAGTTACAGCTGATGAAGATAAAAAAATTGAACGTACAATGGAAAGAGATGACGTATCTAAAGAAGTTGTGGTATCTAAGATAAAAAACCAATACTCTGATGAGTACAAGTTACACCGTTCAAATTTTGAGGTTAAAAACAACGGTGAAACGATTGATTTGGAAGAACAAGTATTGGATATACATATGCAATTATGTAGATTAGTGTTAATTAAAAATAGAAACAAATAATGAATAGAGTTTTTTTAATCGATATCGATGGCACGGTTTGTGACGATATCAAAAATGAGGAATCGCATTTATTCTCAACAGCAAATCTTTTTCCAGATTCATTAACCATAATAAACAAATGGTATGATGAAGGTAATATTGTTACATTTTTTACAGCTAGAGAAAGCAAAGACAGAGAAGTGACTGAAAAATGGTTACAAGACAATGGGTTTAAATACCATGGATTGGTTATGGATAAACCTAGATGTAAAGATGGACAAGAATATGTTTGGATTGATAACCGTAAGGTACGTGCGATTACATATTTAGGTACTTGGTCTGAATTAAAAGAAGTACAAGCAAA